CCGCTGAATTATCAGGTGGTTCATTTGTATTCGTAGAAGAAGGTACTGCTAACGGAGATAACGGTTATGTATTTACTCACACAGGCGCTCCTACTTTTGGTACAACAGCATTAGATGTAACACAATTCTCTGGTGCAGGTCAAATTAATGCAGGTGCGGCTTTAAGTAAAACTGGTAACCAAATGGATGTTGAAGTTGATAACTCATCTATTGAAGTTAACGCAGACGCATTAAGAGTTAAAGCAGGTGGTATTACAAATGCTATGTTAGCAGGTAATATTGACGGTGCTAATATTGAAAACTTTGTATTTACAGACGAAGGTTCTACACAAGGTGCCGTTCAAATCGGTAACCCTATGGAGTTTTTAGCAGGCGAAGGTATTAATACAGTCGCTTCTTCAAACAAATTAACAATCTCTGGTGAATTAGCAAGTACATCAAATATCGGTGTTGCTAAGTTTACTTCAGATAATTTTGATGTATCATCTGGAGATGTTTCTATTATTACAGTTGACGGAGGTTCATTCTAATGAAAAAATTATGGAAGAAATTTAAAGGGATTTTTAATTTAGATTACCCTTTAATATTGACTAAAGAACAAGAAATTAATACAGACCTAAAACACTTAAAATCTCAAACAAAATCCGAGTTAGAAAAACTAGGTAGAAAAATTGGGATTGAATTAGACAAAAGACTTACAAAAGATAAACTTATAAAACAGATAAGAAAACATTGTAAATAATGGCTACAGTAATAAAACCAAAAAGAAGTGAAACATCACTATCTGTACCAGCTGCCAACGCATTAGCAGTCGGCGAGTTGGCAATGAATATTACAGATGGTAAGTTTTATACTAAAACATCTGGTAATGTAGTTAAAGAAATTGGTGGTGCTGGTTCAGTTAATCTACAAACAGTAGTAACTAATGGCCAAACTACAAATACAGATATTATTTTAGATGGTGCAAATCTAGTCTTTGAAGGTTACTTAGCAAACGCATATGAAACATCTCTAACGGCTGCAGAGCCGACAGCAGATAGAACAATTACTTTACCTAATGTTACTGGTACTGTAATTACAACAGGAAATTTAACAGTAGATGGCAGTACAACAGGTGATGTGCTTGTTGGTGAGGGTGACGCCCTTGCATATGCTATCGTATTTGGAAGTTAAGATATGGCAAGTGCATTTAAAAACGCAGGTATGACAGTTGTTACAACTGATAATTCTAGTGCTAATTTATATACAGCACCTAGTAATGGTCAGGCAGTTATTCACGCTTTATATGTATCAAATAAAAGTGCTACTAACTATGGTAATGTTGATGTCAAAGTAACAACAGACGGTGGTTCTACATTTTATCATGTAGCAAAATCAGTACAAGTAGAACCGGAAAACACTTTAATCCTTGATAAACCACTTAATTTAGAATCTAACGATATTGTAAGAGTTGTAGGCGAATTAAATTCTGATTCGTCTCAGCCAGACATGGAAGCATATGTGGCTATTTTAGAAGTTACATAATAAAACTATTATAAATAGTATTTAAGGAGTAAGTCAATGGCGTATTTAGTAGATAAGAAAGCAGAAAATGGTATCTTTAGTAGTTCCCAATCTGCCTTTCATGGTCTAAAAGTTGAAAGACGAACATATATAAATGACGGTCAAGTAGATGAAGGCGTATTAACTTATACAAAGGCTTACATGTCGGATCCTAATGTGTCAGTTGCATTGGCAGATTACGGTACTCCGTACAATGGTATTGATGACGCAAATAGTGGTGACGCAAACCAATATAATAGAACATTAATATCAAACCAAGGAACAGAATTAGCTGATGGTAGAACACCAGGCTCAAGAGCGTATGACGGTGTTCGTTTTGACAATAACAAGTTGACTTATTATATGAACGCAGACGGTTTTTTAGTTGCAAGATATTTTGAAAACTTTACATATAATCAAGGCTCGACAGGAAACACAAGGAACTATACAACATAGGATAACAAATGGCAGATTTCGTATTAGGGAGAATTAAATTTGTATGGAAAGGCTCTTGGGCAGCTTCAACTGCTTACATTGCTGATGATGTTGTAAGATATGGTGGTAATGCTTTTATAGCACTAGTTAACCATACTTCATCATCAAACTTTGAAACAGATTTATCAGCCAACCCTACAAAATGGCAAAAGATGGTTGGCGGTGTAGAATACAAAGCTGACCACACAAACTCAACTTATTATAAAGTAGATGATATCGTTAAGTACGGTCCAACATTATGGAGATGTACAACGGCTCACACATCTGCTTCAGCAGTTTTAGATACAACAAAATTTTCAGTATTTTTACCAGGTCTTGAATTTGAAGACTCTTGGTCAGCAGGCACACAATACCAACAAGGTGATATTGTAACATACGGTGGTTATCAGTATGTTGCAGAAAGAAACAACATTGGTCAAACACCTTTAGATTCAGGTGCTGATTGGGAAGTAATCACAACTGGTTTCAATATGGAAGGCGTTTATGCCGCTGGTACTGCTTACGAAACTGGTGATGTTGTTCAGTATGGTGGTAACACATATGTAAACAAAGTAAGTCATAGTGCTGGTGCGTATCTGCCAACTAACACCACTTATTACGATTTACTTGTTGAAGGTGTTTCACACAAAGGTACATATAGTGCTGGTACTGCTTACAAAATTGGTGAAACAGTAATTTTTTCAAACTCTACTTACAGAGCAAAAATAGATACTTCAGCAGGTCAAGCTCCAACTGACGGTACAGACAATACTCAATGGGCTCTTTATGTTAAAGGTGCGCCATCTGGTGTATTCACTACACAAGGTGACATTGTACAACAAGGTGCTGTAGGTCCTGAAAGACTACCAATCGGTAGAGCAGGTGACAGATTAAGAGTTAACGCTGCTGGTAACGGATTAGAATATTACGAAGAAAGTTCAGGTAATACTTTACATGTTTCTCCAGAAGGATTAGACACAAATCCAGGAACAGAAACTTTACCTTTCAAAACAATTAAGAAGGCTTGTCAAACAGCTAGTTCAGTAGGTATTTCTCAAATATCAGGAATAGCAGGTGGTACAGGCGGAACACCAGGTACATATAGAAATATAGATATTACTGGTGGTTCATCTTCAGGTGCAAAAGCAGATGTCGTAACAGACGGTTCATCTGTAGCTTCAGTTACAATCGTTGAAAACGGTTCAGGTTGGGCTGAAGGAAATACTGCTACAATCGCAGGTGCAAGTTTAGGTGGCGCTTCAAATGTTACCTTTACAGTAGAAACGGTTACAGGCGGTGATACAATTCACATTCAAGCAGGTACTTACGAAGAAACTTTCCCGATTAGAGTTCCACCTAGAGTTACAGTTTTTGGTGACTCATTAAGAGGAACAAAAGTTGAACCAGCAACTGGTTCATCAACTTCAGTTGCTACAGTTGATACTGTTGGTGCTAATGACGCTTCAAGAACACCAGGTACATACTCAAATGTTCTTGCTTCATCAACAACAGGTTCAGGACAAGGTTTAAGAGTTACAGTTGTAGTTGACGGTTCATCAGCGATTACAGTAACACCAACTCACGGCGGCTGTTACTATGCAGTAGGTGACCAATTATCTGTTCCTGATAACTTATTAGGTTCAGGTGGCGGAGCTGCATTAACTTTTAATGTTGCAACTCTACACAATAACAATGCAACAACTATGTTCCTTGTTAACAACGCTAACTACATTTCATTTATGACAATGCAAGGTATGACAACAGGTGCAAGTGTTGTTGCTCTTGACCCTACAGGTACAATTTCAACTGCTTCTCCTTATATTCATAACTGTACATCTGTTAACACAGGTACAACTGGTATGAATATTGATGGTCTTGCTCACACAAGTGGTAACAAATCAATGGTTGCCAATGACTTTACACAAATTAATACAGACGGTAGAGGTGTTTCAGTTATCAACGGTGGTAGAGCAGAGTTAGTATCAGTCTTTACATACTATTGTGATAAAGGTTTCAATACAGAATCAGGTGGTACAATTCGTGCCCTTAACTGTTCAAACGCATACGGAGAATACGGTGCTTTTGCAACA